CCGACTCGTTACCGGTTCTGTCCACCAGCTGCGCGCGGTACCAGAAAATTTGCCCGGCCTTCAGGCCCATCTGCTGATATTTACGGGCAGGATACGGCACATCTGCCAGCAATATCGCATCGTCTTCGCTACCGGTCAGGCTGTACTGAATTTCAGTTTTCAGCGTGTCGTCCGTGTTCTCCGGGAATCCCCAGTTCAGCTCAATGCCAAACACCACATTTTCGGACGCGATAAAGCCCACTGGCTTCGGCGGATTACCCACCTTGCCCGTCAGCGTTTTCTCTTCCGAATAGCCCCAGCCGGAGGAAATTTCAGCGGCATTAATGGCGCGCACGCGCACCAGATAGCGTCCGGTATAGATGCCCGGTACGTCGAATGAGGTGGTGGAGCTGCGCGGCACGTTAACCCAGTTCCCGTCGTTGCGGCGCCACTGCGCTTCATAGGCGATAGCGTTCTGCGCCTGATCCCAGCTCACACGCATGGTTTCCACGCTGATATTCTGCTGCACCACTGAGAAAGAACTGATCACAATATTCGCCGGCGGTGCCTGGTTACCCGGCGGGATGACGCTTACCGGGCGCTGGTCAATGATGGCACCGGTATCGATGCGGGCGTACTTATCCGGATCGTGCCATGCCCCCGCAATAGAAAACGTGCCATCGTTATTATCCTTCACGCTCACAACGCGATACTGCTGCGCATAGAGTTCGTCAGACTCAACCACCCAGACAGCCTCCGCCTGTGGCGTCTCGCTGTAAGCGGTTGTGACCGTGATGGCCTTACCATTCACCGCCTGAATTGTTCGACTCTGCGATGCGCCGGAAGGCAGGTTCAGGATGAGGCGGTCGCCGGCAGCGGCATCTGCTTTACGGTCAAGGGTAATAACCCTGCCATTAACGGCGCTGATACGACCGCCCATGACTTTACCGGAGAGCATCTCGTCAGCCACGGCAATGATGTAACCGGGTTGCGGAATGTTACCGTCCAGTCCGACATCGAACGAAACGATGCGATCCTTATTGTTGGTGAGGATCCCCCAGCGGCCTTTCCGGTTTGCCTCTGACTGTCTGGTACAACCGATGGCAGTCATTTCCAGCTGGTTGAAGCCATACCGTGCCACCAGCGCCTGCTCAAACACCGGCTCCATCGCGTCTGCGTAGGCGTTAGCCGGGTCTGACCATGATACCAGCGCCGTGGTGTAGCGCGTCTTCGTCGTGCTGCTGGCATAGGTAAAGCGGCCATCAATCACGTTAGCGCGCGTGTAGCTGTAATCCACATCGCGCGGCATGTCCGCCAGCGCAACGATCTGATCGCCGCCCCAGTACGTCATGCCACGGAAGATGGCCGCAAAGTCACGCAGTACCGTATATGCTTCATTCCTGTCCTGCACGTAAACGTTACAGGTATAACGTGGCTCGGTGCCGCTGCCCCCTTTCCCGTCCGGTACAGGCTGATCGCAGTATTGTGCGACCTGGTAAAGTGTCCACTTATCGATATTCGCTGCGGTCAGGCGATCACCCAGCCCGAAGCGGTCAGTTACCACCAGGTCGTAAAAAATCCAGGCCGGGTTGTCCGTCCACGCCCACTTAAACGATCCCGTCCATGTGCCGCTGTAGCTGCGGGTTTCAGGGTCGTAGGTGTCAGGAACGCGAATAACGCGGCCGCGCGGCTCGCAGGAAATCTGCGGAATGGAGCCATTAAACTGGCTCGAGTCGAATTCAATGTACAGCAGCGCGGTGTTCGGATAGCGTAACTTGGCGTCAATCACCTCGGTGAAGCTCTGCAGCGTCATCGTGTCGCCGATCTTCGCACTGTTTGCGTCAGCGGTTAACTTGCGCAGACGAATTGTCCAGGTGCTGCCAGCCTGAGGTAAATCGATACGGTGGCTGCGCTCATAGCCGGAAGTGGTTTTGCCGGTTACTCTGGTATTCAGCACCGTCTGCCATGCGCCGCCGTCCGTCTGCAGATCAATGGCATAGTTGATAGAGTAGCCCACCAAATCGCCGTCGTTTTCCTGCTTATACAGCGAGGGCCACTTCAGGCGCAGGCGAACAGCAGAAAGCTGGGTATTGGTAAATGTCCGGGTCCAGGCTGTGGCGCTTGATACTTCGGTACCCACGCTGATTTCGTTCTCGGTACCGGGGATGCCCTGAATGTATTTCTGCGCCTGGGTGCCGGGGCGAAACTCCCAGGTCACACCGCTGAAGTTCTGGGAGCCGTCAGCATTCTCGATCGCGGTACCATCAAGATAGATGTCTTTGCCGGTTAACTGCCCGGAGAACTCCCCCTCTCCGAGAGCGATTAATATTTTCGCCTTCGCAACAGACTGGAGATCGTCAGGCTGTTCTGTAGGCGTGCGTGATTTTGAGCCGCCACCCTTGCGGCCCCTTATAGCAGTTGCAGTTACCATATTGCGCCCATAAAAAAACCGCCCGGAGGCGGTTGGTTATTCGAAGGTGTTAATCCCAGTACTCATTGCTTGCACATTCATTAAGTGCAGCAGCGATTATTTGTTTCTGCTCGGGGCTAAAATCTTTCCATATCAACTGTAATGCTTCTGAGGCATAGTTATGCCAGTTATGTACATGCCCGCCTGCTGACCAATCCGGATTATCCCAGTCAAGATAAGATGCTTCCCTTATAGCTTCCTCAAGTGCTTTTTGAGCCTTTATAAAGGGATTGGGGTCATTCTTTTCTTTATTTATTGGTGGGCTGCACAAGATATAACCATGAAGCAATTTCATCGTTTAATATCCTCAGGAGTGGAATGAATGACTTTCTACTGCTGATCTTCTACATATATCCCGGCCGAAATAATGGCGCCGCCGATGCGGCGCTTACCGTAGAGAAGCGGGACCGGGTATCCCTGCGCTGCTGTGTTCGTTACGCCGCCGAACGCATAAGAGGCGCGGTTATCTGCATCCTGTTTGCTGGCGAGACCTGCGGCTTGAGGTGATAGCATCTGGATAATCCCACCAGCCATCAGTCCAACCCCTGCTTGCATTGCATATGATCCCCATGTCGCACCACCAAGAGCTTGCCCCCAGGGAGTAAACATCCCTATAGCACCGACCACTACTAGCACAGCGCCCAGAATAGTTTGTAAAACCCCAGCCTTTTTGCTTCCTATAACTACTGGTAAAATACGAATGACATCATCTTTGACAGGATAGTTAAGATCATCTTCACCAATATTTTGCTTACCTATAAAAACCGCATAAGTAAGTCCACGACGCTGGCTTGAAATCATGTACTTCTCGAACCCAGCAATAGTAGCGGCACGCGCGCGGGTTGCCTCATGAGTAGTGCTAATTAAACGATGATGAACCTTTCCAAAGGTTTTACCCAAAACCCCGCCGAGTTCAATCCTCATCAATTTTTCTTGCATATACACTCCACAAATAAAAAAAGCCTCGAAATGGAGGCTTATGGAATTTATTAGCGTTTAGTTTATGGTCATGGGAAGAATATCAACATTACCGCTTTGATCTATGAATATTCTTAGCGTGCGAGGTTGATTGTCTTTAATTATGAATTCTCTTTCTTTGGCGGTCCGCTACAAAGACCACGACCAGCAAACCCAGCTCCAACATTAACCTCACCTGCAGGCAGGTAAGCTGTAACCTTTTCCCCTGTTTGCAGTTCTGCTAAACGCACCCCATTTATATAAGAGGTAATAGCACACCCACCTGAAATAAAGCCATTGTCTCTAATTATGGTAACGCCAATTGTTTTTGGTTTTTGCTGAAATTGCGTTGCTGGTTGAACCTCTATTGCATTTTGAGGAGAAACAGGTTCAGTAGAGCATCCGGTCAAGCCTATGGCTAAAAGAGCAATAAGTATTTTTTTCATATACCAATCCTAATGGAAATTTCTCAAAGATTAGCACAGAGACTTATGACGTAAAATCTTCATTGTTCTTTCCTGCGAGTATCCACCATACGGCACACGCTGGCTTAGATGTCCGTACAGATGGTGCAGCAGCATATTACCTTCCAGCAGAATGCCCGCGTGATTCCACTTATCGGACTGGACCTGCATGATCACCATGTCGCCGGGTTGCGACGGGCCATCGAATTCACGAAAACCGCACTCATACCAGCAGTCCTGATAAAAGTTGTCAGGATAGTCGTTTTCCCACCACGGGTAATCCACCCGGTAATCGTGCAGCTCGATCCCATGCGTCTGCCGGAAATAGCTCATCACCAGCCCCCAGCAATCATACACGCCCAGAACGAAAGGCCGCTCGATCAGCGGGATTTCTCCCCGCGGCATGATGGTTCGCAGATCAGCTTCCGGCCAGCTGACGATGTGCCAGGGCAGGCCGTTAAGATCACACTGAGCCTTATCCGTTTCGCTCGGCTGTGTGGTTGCATCAGGATGACTGTGAACGATGGCGGTCACCGTTCCCCAGTCTTCCGCCGCTGCGTAATCTTCCGGCGACAGGTGAAAGTGTTCAGTCGGCTCGGTAGCGAGATTACGGCAGGGGAAATAGCGCTCTACACGGCTCTTCTGCGCCACCACGCCGCAGCACTCGCGTGGATACTCTGCCTCGGCATGCGCCATAATGGCATTAATTGTTTTCTGACGCATATCAGCTCCTGATCAAAGACGTACCGGGGAAGCCGCCAAACGAAAGTTCGTTATTTTCGCCGAACCGAAGTTTGCAGGCTGTCAGGGTTCCGTTGCATTCGTCCAGCGAAGGATCGCTTACCGGATTGTTGTTTTTGTCGAAATAGCGCGTGCCAGCATAATCACAGCCATCGCCGGTGCGGTATTTGTTGCGAATGCACCAGGTGCAAAGAGAATGGAGCTGGCGCGTCGGTATCATCAGCCCCTGCAGATCCATCGGACTGGAGAGTGTGAACTCAACCAGTTCGTTGGTTTCACTGCTCTTTGCATCGATGTAAAAAACTTTCAGCTTCTCCTGCGTCGGATCGGCTGTGACATTACTCCCGCTAAAGTTTTTCGCATCGAGATATTTGCCCAGGGTGTCATGGATCGTCACCTTCGCCTGCAGCATATCGTCATAGGCAAGACAAAGCGCCGTGATGGAGCTGTCGAGGTTAGCCACCGATAATTTCGGTTGCGCGCTGCTGCCACTGGTAGAAGCCTCGATCCCTTCAATCTGGCAGGGCCAAGCTTTGTATTCCTCGCCCTGCCAC